CTTCTCCCAAACCAAGGTATGCGAGAATGTCAGCAATAGTATTTTTGCCGATAATATCACGGCCTACCTTAGTGAGGTCGGTCTGCGCGGCCTTATCTGTGCCAGTGAAATACGGTAGCTTATTTGCCCCAGTCGCCAGTCCTGCCAGAGCCGTCAACGTGGCATCAAGCGCCTGATAATCCTTACCGAACGCAGAAGACATTTTGGTAATGAACCCATTCAGGTCGCCATCATCCAATACATCCAGTCCGCTTTTGTTTGCTGTGTACTGTGCAAGTGCTGCTGCTATAAAGCTGGCCTGCCGAATAACCTTATTGACTTGCGCACTGGATGCTTTCCCTGCTGTAAATCCGGATAAAAGCGTGGGCAACGCTTCCCATTCCTCCTGCGATATAACATTGGCATTTCGATCCGTTGCAAACGCTTTAAAATCATTTTTCGCCATCAGAGTAATACTCCCCATGCTCCTACATCAAAACCACTGATGAATTCGTTATCCATATCAAAACCAAAAAAATTTGAGCCTTCCGATGGGGTTTCCACCGAAGGTGTTTCAATGCCACCCGCCCATACCCCGGCGGCTTTTACTGTGAGATACCCCTGTTTAATTGCCGCAATTAACTCACGCGATACATCTGAAATATCCGTATCAGGAAAGACCCAGACCGATATCGTCATGTCCTGGTTATCGACTATCTGCATGCGCAGCCCGGATCCTGCTGTTGCCGCGTCAAGAATTGCCGGAAGCGAATCATTCCGTCCGTCCCAGTTATTAATCGCAATCTTCGCTTTAAGAATGACACGATAAGTTTCATCGCTGAGATACATGTATCCGGAATCAGGATCATATGGCCCCTGCCATACCCCCTGATCATATCCAAGCCCGTCGGTATCCCAGCTGAAATAGACACCTGAGATAGGCTGGCTGACAACACGGCTACGTCCGATCCACAATCCCAGAATGTCAAGTTGCACACCAACCGCAGAGTCAATATCAAATGCAGTAATCAGCCCTCTGGTCGCAGCCGCAACATCAATAAGCGGCCGGGTCATCAGATCAACATGCGCAAGAAATTTAGGTTTGGTGGCGTGGTAGTTCGTGATTAGTTCGGTGTATTTGCTCATGACTCCACCGTTATAACGATATTCTCCGGGGTACAGGACGCAGATTCGTTGTATCTGATATCAATGTTTGATGACGACAAAGCCCCCGGGGATTTCCCAATCGTCAGTTCCTGAATATCGTAATAGCGTGCATTCCCGCCACTCACCACGCCAAGATTCGCCGGTGAGTAAATGCGACTTAAAAGGACCGAATCACCGATCGTCAGACTATTGATATAGTCGGAAATAGCCTGCTGGATCTGCTGCCCTATCTGTGATGTATAACCTGTAAAAACTTTTAATTTAATCCGGGCATAAACAGGCACATCACTGGAACGCGAGAATTTGATTACATGGGGATTGCCGTATTTATCCGGAACCGTAACGGATGTTGTACCGTGAGTGGCTGTCCCCTGGCCTTTATTCCCTCTGATAGCCTGAGCAATATCCGTCACATTACCGCCATCCACAATTACAGCAACAGAGTGTGGCGGTAACCCGTTACCGTCCTCCGAACCAGTATCGTTTTCATAGAGTTTGTGGCGGGTTACACCGGCAACATTAGAAACAGCGCCATCCAGTGCTTCAAATGGGGTTATTGATGGCAACGCAACACTTTGCGACTGGCGAATACGTAACTCAGCGTCAGTTTCTGCTGGAGTGCCTACAGTAGCCGCAGCAGGATTGGTTACCGAAACCCAGCCACGGGTTGGCGTATTAATTTCAGTGATAGTTCCAGCCAGCGCCGCCACTGCACCACTGACGGAACATGTTGCGGTCACCATCACTGTACCATCCACGCCGACCACCACTGAAGCAGGCAAACGCCATATCACATTATTACCATCTTTCACGCTGCCATTAATGATGGTTGTTCCGGCAGTTCCTGTAAGAAGCAAATCAACCGTAGAGTTCGTCGCGCCTTTACGTGAAATACCATTTATTTTCACGTTACTGGTCAGTGCAGCACCATAGCCAGTTGCCGGTGAAAAACAGTTGTAGACAGTTATCGCAGTATTATTGGCATCATGAATCGCCAGCGCCATCAGAGCCACCATCTGGCCGTCTTTGCTGTCCGGTTCGAGGTAGGCATCACTACCATAAATCTGCTGAAAATAGCTAATCAGGGTGCTGAGTATCGTCTGATAATCAGGCGCACTGATCCCCTCCGCGGTTACCTTTGCAGATAAACCGAGAGAATCAAGGTTCAGAGCCATTACGCCTCCGATGTAACAGTCGTTATTCCATAAAGAGTGTCGATTTCAGCGGAAAACATGACACGTCGGGTCGTGGTATCCACCGTCGTATTGAAAGAGAGGATTGATTTAACGCCCCGCGTTTCGAGGATGCGTTTTCTGATCGCCAGGTTGTAAGTTTCCGGTTTTTGCCTGCCCAGCACGGACTGGATCCACGGTGTTCCCTCTGTGGTATCAAGAAACCATTGCCCATACCACAATTCGAATCGCGTTTTTACCGCCTGCGCCACGGCCTCCGGTGAGTTAATCAGCCAGGTGTCATCACCGCTGCCAAAGGTGTAATCGCCATCGGCGTCTTCACGTCTGTATCGCATCAGTTTACTCCGTCGGTATTGCTTCCACCGCGCTGAACACCGCCATGAGTGTGCGTATCATCGATTGGCTTGCCGTTAGCCTTCACGCTACCCAAAAACTCAACAGCACCAGTGATTTTTGAAGCCACACCAGAAACAACAGACCCCACCATGCCACCCATCCAGGTTAACAGGCCATGAATGGTTACTTTCTCAGAAAAATCAGCCAGAGGGGCAACCACATCAAGACCACCCGGAGCGACAATTTTAATTTTCCTGGTATCAGGATTAAGCTCAAAATAGGTGCTGCCGTCGTCACTACGCAACTGTGTGGCACTGGTATTAATACCGCTAATCTTCCTCGCCTGCGACTGGGGACCTACAATACAAAACGCATCCGATAAATCATGCATTCTGTCATCAACCGGCTCCTGTATCCCGCCACTCTGCCACCAGAAATCAATACAACGATCGGCAAAAATCACCAAACACTCATCACCGGATTTAATCGGAAACGTTAGCGTACATCCTCCGCCACGCGGGAATACCACTGGCACATCCACCAGCAATGGGTAATTTTTGGTAATGCGGTTGCCGTCATTATCCTTTTCAACCGAACGGATAGCAGGCTGCACAACTGCCGTCACCGCATCAGGATCGAATGACTGAATAATGCCAGGCAAGGCGACACGGATCTGGTTCTTTGTTGTTTCCCGTTCAGATTTGAATGTTTCGGCAAGGTCGCCGCTGCGAGTCTGGTCAGATACTGCCATTTAGTAGGCTCCAGAAAGCAAAAAACCCGCCATCCGGCGGGTTTTATGTGACTAATTTGATCTTTTCAGTTTATAAGCCCCATCTTACCGGCGCTTCGATAGTTAATTACATCGCCTGAAGAGCCGCAAGGCACAGCTACAGTCGACATTTTGACAAATCCTTTACCGCCCTGCTTTTGGCATAAAGTGGCATGCATTTTTGCTAAACGCGCAGCATGACCAAAATCAATTTTGGTTCCGTAAGTTGAGTCTCGTAGAGCTGCTTTTTTTGCAATTCCGGTAATATTTTTGTCTTTAATTACAGATGCAAACAAACTCAAATCATTTCCAATTTGATTGAAGCAAGTACGATTAATATCAACATCGGCATACGCTGAAATGCGTTTGCAATCTGAGATCTGAGAAAGCACAGATGTGTTAACCAGTTGCAAATTTAATTTGTAGTCACCGACATAGGTATAAACTTTGTTAGGGTCCGTGGTTCCCGGATAACGAGTTACGAATGGAATGCTGTTGTACGCATCTCGCAAAGATTCTGCACCCTTACTTGTAAGCTCGTTCCCAACACCAGCAACGATAACCTCTGGATGTGAAACTTCAAATTGAGACTTTTCTTCGCGCTGTATTTGAAGCCTGCTTTTCTGGCTCTCCTCAACTTGCTTATCGTACGCTTGTTTTTCTTCATTTTTTTGGGATAGCCATTTTTCCTGCGCTTTAGCACCATTAGGATCCCAACTACATGAAGTTAAAAAAAGAGAAAATACGATTGTGGTTATCGCAAGCCTGCTCACTATTATGCACCTCGATTCATCGCTGACTGGCTAGGAATATCACTAGCACCTCGAGCAAAGCACATCATATCCATGTACCACGCCTGGCCCCTTGTGTCGCCAGTGTACATAATCCCGCGCACAATATAAACGCCATCCGTTGCGATGCTGGCAGGCTGCGATGTGGTGCCGCTTAGCGTGATATTTCCATCCGTGTTCTGGTCGGTGATCTGACCACCAGCCATCGCAATATCGTTGTTCGACAAGGCGGTACGATACACGGAAGCCTGATCCAGCTGAATGAGTCCGTTAACCCGGATGTTCGGATTAATAAGCGCGCGGACGTTTACGCCGTTACCGATAGTCTGCTGCGGCATTCCAATAAGCCCGGTAGCGCTGTTGAGCACAATCGCTTCGTGAACATATTCGTTATTCGCCACCATCTGGCGTTGACCATCCACGAATTGCCATGTTGCGCCACATTGCCCGGCTACGTTATCCATTAGATGCCGCGTCATGCCAAAGAGCACCCGCCCCCGGGGGAATACAGTAGCAGGCATTTCAGGCGTCAGGCCTTCGGTCGCACCTTTGGCTTCGAAGTCTTTCATCAGCGCACGGTTCACATCAGCGACCGTGTAACCGGCAGCCAGCGTCTGTGAGGTTATACTGGTGGCAAAAGCCAGATCAGTATCTGCTGCCTGAATCAGGACGTAGGAATCAACCGGACTGTCTTTTCCTGTGACCGAGTAGCGAATTTCACCGCTGAAAATCAGTCCGTAGTTGCGGCCATCACTCTGGCCCACGTCCGCCGCGTCAACTTCCCGCACTGTCCCGACGTCGCTTGCCGACACCTCCGGCGCGATACCGTCGTAACCCGCAATCAGACGCACTTTCGAAAACTCCTGCCCGGTGATTCGGTTCACAGTATCTGCCGAGAGGTTATAAATTTTGATAGTCCCTACCCGGGACGCGCTGCTGATGTTGAACCAGTCGATCGTAAAGGTGACTTTGAAATCACTTAGCTCAATTCCCTGACCGTTCCCGTCCACAAGCTGCAGCTCGAAATGTCTCATCCAGTTCTGTGACATGCTTACTCCGTTGATACCAGTAAATGGCTGCGACCGCCCAGGTCAGTTTTTGTGGGGTAATCCTGTGTGTTGTCATCACAGACCACCACCAGCTTAAAACCAAGCCCCATACAGGCGTACTGCGCCAGCAGGTCAGCACCAGTGACAAGAGGAATACCGGAGATTACCGGCTCCCCTCTGTCGTTCTGCAGGTCCATAATCCAGTACAGATCGCGCCATATGATGCTAATCCGCCAGGTGACACCACCCAGGACGATGCTGAACTGCTGGTTGTCCGCTGTCAGCGGAATTTCCTGAATTGTCATTAGCCGCCCCCCAGTAATGACGCCACGTTACCCGTGATGCTTTTCAGCAGTGAAGTATCTGGAGGCTTTGTGGTTTTGTTGCCGCTGTTCTGTACCGCCGACGTGCTGGCCCCTTCCTTCATGTTGGTTTTATCCGCGACGGTAATCTGCTGTGTCCGGGAGATAATGACCTCCCTCAGGGTGAGGACGGCGGACAGGACGTTTTCGGTTGTCTTGTCCGTCGTCACTTCCAGCGCCCGGATCAACATGTTGCTGTACAGCCGTTTACCGGTTACCACATCGAAGGGGATACGGCTTTCCTGCAGATCCAGTAGCTCCTGATACGTCTGCTGAGGACTCAGGCCGAGCAGGCTGGTAGCCGTCAGATTACTGGCAAAATCCAGCAATGCGCCGCCACCGGCGAAACCAACCTCCATCACCACTTCTGACGGTTTTTTATAGGCATGATCAGCGACAGCGGCCCCGACTTCTACCGGATGCTCGGTTATTTCAAGCATATCTGTATGCTTCTCTGAAATAACAACACTGGGAACAATCATTCCTATTTTTCTGCTCTGCTGATGAAAAAGTGTAGAGAGAATATCCACTAACTCACCCTCACCTGATTACTTCGCATGACCTGAGCATTTGCAGACTGTTGCCGACGTGCAACCTCATTACCGACAGCGTGCGGATCTCCGCCACCGTAAATGTGGTAGGTATTTTGCTGGTTAACCTCTGTCACTTTGCCACTAATTCCCGCCACGGCAGCCTTATTAATCAGCTCTCGAGAATAGATATTTCTTCCATTCTCATGCTGGATAATGCTGCTCATCAATGCTGACATGGTTTGCGGATCGCTCATATTCAGGGCAGCCCGGGGATCCACTCCCAGTCGTTGCGATACAGCCCTGATATACGCGGTTGTGTTGTTATTATCAGACGCAGGTGCCCAGGTAGAGATAATTTTCTCCACACTGTTTATTCCCCGTCCGGCGTACAGCATTAACTGACGAGCAAGAGCCCGTAATCCATCAAAAGCAGTTTCAAATCTGGCAAATCGCCCGCCCGGGCGTTCAAGAGAAGCCCCAGCCTGACCAGCAAAATTAAGATTTCCCGGATTGTTATTCCGTTCTCCTCGTTTCGTAGCCTGTGCATGTTGTTCCGGCTCATCATCACCAAACCAGCCGCGTACCGTCCGGCCCACACTGCGGGGATCAAATCCCCAGTGCTCTTTAATCCAGTCGGCAGTACTGTTAGCGCTGTCTGTAACCATCGGCATCGCTGACGGATTTTCGCTGCCCTGATTAAGTATCTGTTTGCCGATGCTGACGGCATCAGCCCAGCGGCCATCTTTGATAGCGTTGAGCAGGTCGGCGATCATGTTCAGCATTTTGCTGAATTCGCCCATCTGGTCGATGAAGTTGCTGAAATCCCACTTCAGGGACCATGATTTGGGGTCAATATTGAGCAGTTTCGCCAGCGCTTTCACCAGGTCGTTAACGGTCGTTTTAAGGTCACGAACCATCTTCAGCGCGGCATCAACCTCCGGTTTCCACTTGCCCCAGTCAATCAGGCTGTCGCCGCCTTCCTTCCAGGTCTGATAGTCCTCCCACAGGAGGGCAATCCCCGCCGCCAGCGCGGTAATGAGGCCAATCGGCGACATCCAGAACGTACTGTTCAGAATGCGCAGCGCAATCGTCAGTGCGCCAAACAGCGAGATCAACTCCCGCGTTTGCTTATCCAGCGATTGCCACCAGGTGATGAGGCCTGATGTCCCCTCAATCAGTCTGAAGAACAACCGCCCGATAATATCCCCGAGCGCCAGAATGCCTTTTATAGCTTTCGTCAGGGTCTGCTCGATACGCGGGAAGTTGTCCAGGATATGGCGGCGCAGAGTGTCCAGCGAACCCGCAAGCCCACCCGCAAGATTAGAGCCGATTTTGTCACGGGCCATGCCTGCCATCGCGCCAAACTCACGCAGGGAGGTCATAAATTTGTTGGAGCTTCTGGCCGCCTCGTCAGCATTGAAGCCGATAGCTTTCGCCATTGCGCTGTACTGCCCGGAGAAGCCACCCACACCGCGACGCACAGCCATCAGGGTATTTTCGTCAATGCCCAGCATCTGCGCATACTGGTTAGCACGGTAATACGGCATGTCGCTGAGCTTCTGGCCTACCCCTGTAAAAATAGCGGCCATGTCACGCATGTTACCGCTGGCATCCCGTGTCTGTACCCCCAGACGATTCAGAAATCCCTCCGCCCCGGGATTATTACGAATAAACCGGGAGAGGTTTTCCAGAGAAGATCGCGCAGCGTCCACGCTGCCGCCAACCTGCGAAACCGCATAGCCAATAGACTGAATTCCCTGGACTGTCGCGCCGGTGCGCTGTGACGCCCAGTAAAGATTATCCAGACCGGAGGCGATCTTAGCCGTGAAGGCCACCACGGACAGAGCAGTTCCTTCGACGGCCAGCCCCATTTTGATGACATTTGCAGTTGTACCGGCGAGGACAGAACCGAATTTTTTCGCTCCTGCATCATCCACACTGAAGCCAAGCGAGACGAGGAAATCTTTAATAGTCTCGGCGTTCATTATCCTCTCTCCATTTTTCTACCCGGACATCGTTGTCCTCGCACATATCAAGGTAGTCATTAAGAAGCGCGATGCGACAGAGATCTACCGCACCACTGTTAAGATCTTTCTGGTCAATATGGAAGGCAAGCGCCGGACGAAGAATAAAATCTTCACCACCCGGCAGGCTATTGAAGGTTATTCCGCTGGCGGGATGGGCGTCTCTTTGATAGGGAGTCCTTGCAAAAAATTTCCCAGCGAATCGGCGACCACCCGCGCCACCATCTGCAGCATGACCAGCAGGTCAATATCATCAAACATCAGTTCGCCCTGGCTAAATACCGGCACCCATCCGTCCATATGACGCCGCGACACCACCGCAAGACAGGGATGAATAATCGCATCGGTGTCATCTTCGGTCAGGGAAGACAGTTCCTCAGCGATACGCGGGAGCATGGTTTCAAACACCGGTTTTAACTGCTCGAATTTCACGGTGTCGATTTTGCCATCAGCAGGCAAACGGGAGCGAATACTCCCGAAATCTGACATCATTCCCGCCAGTACCGGCAGAAGTTTGCGGGTCACTTTCAGCTGGTCAAAAACGCTGAGTTTTGCCGCGCGATATTTCACGCCTTTAATTTCGAATTCCATGTATTAAAACTCCCCGAGAACCTGGTCAATCTTGCCGCAGTCAAACACCCACGGCATCGTATTACCGGTTTTAGCGTTGGCGTTATCCGGTTGTTTCTGGAACGCAACACTGCGTGCCGTGATGATGTCGCCGCTGACCTTGTTGCGAATCACGATAACGTTATTCCCCCATGTGGCAGAAGACTGGCTCTGTGCGTTATACGCCAGCGACAATTTTTTATTTGTCGGTGATGTCTTCAGAAGGTTAACGGTAATCGTCCCGCTTTTATCTGCATGGAGACTGTGCATTACTTCACCATCAGCACCGATGGTCATGGTGTTTTTAGGACCGCCCATCGCAACCACAATCCCCTCTTCAGAACTTGCAGAACCGTACCCGAGGTCAATCGAACCGGTCGGCCCGGTCAGCGTCGCAGTGACATCCATAAAAGAATAGGTAGACATTCACTTCCCCTTAGCGAACAACGTTAATCTGTACGTCAGCGTAATGAACCGCGCCTGCAAGTTTTATTGCAGCCTGAATCACCGGAGCCTTACGGGCTTCACGTTCTGATTGTGCCTGTTCATCCAGCGGCTGGGCGTATACGTAATAACCTTTGGGCAGTGTGTCACCTGATGACAACTGACCAAGGTCGCCCCCGTTCCATACGCCCGGAGCAATCAGTCCATTCTGAACGGCCTGATCCAGTGATTTTTCAACATTTGATAACAGTCGGGTAATACCGGCTTCAGTCTGGGGAACTTTCGTGGTGCTGGTATAAAGCAGGTTATAGAGGTTGGTCTGCACATAATTCTGTAACCAGTCCAGGCCGTGGCGTTCATCAAAGAAATCGCCGTTAGCCATCACTCCCTGCTGGAGGATAGCCGTATCATTCTGGTAGTACACGAATACATTGCAGTTTTTTGCATCAAGTGCCGATGCCTGGCTGACTGTCAGTGTTTCATACCCGACACCCGGCTCCTGCTTAAACTTGAGCGTAATCGCGGTATTACTGCCATTGAAATTAACCGTGAATGCCCGGCCAAATGCAGATAACGCAGCGTATTTATTACCCGATGAATACTGAATAAAACTGCGTGAATATCCGGCATTTTTCAGTTTTGATGCCAAATCATCGCTGGATGCAGTCTGCAGGCATTTATCATCGCTTGTCGTAATCGCCAGAATACGGCTTACAGAAGAGGATTCGATCGCCGCAGCCACTTTCAGCCAGTCTGCATCCGGAATATCTTCATCGTCTGCAATCCCCAGCCCATACCATGAAGTATAATCAAGCATGGCATTCACAGCCTGCTCCAGCGTCTCAGGCGTGGCCTGTTCGCTGTCTCCCTTCGTTTTCACCCAACGACCAACAAAAACCTCCTGAGGTTTCGGTGATTGTGAGAAAAACACCTGCGCAGCTTTATATTCTGGTGATTCCACGCCAAAATCTTTTCCAATATCTTCCGCGGCAGAATAACGACGAATGCGCTCACTTACCGGAATGATTGTGGACGGGCCGAGAATGAGTAATGCACCAAAATTTCGCCCTGATGCTGCACGCGGCGACATGATCACATCAACATTAACAACGTTTGATACAGGCAAGCCCTGTGCCATAGCTTAATCTCCGAAAAAGATGACTGGTGCTTCCACCAGCGATTTAATACCGTACTCGCGCACAACCTTCCGGCGCAGGCGCACCGTCATATCGTAGCGGCGGACCCATTGCTGATTAATAAGTTCAGGGAAGGGAGTCAGACCTGTGTAATCGCCAAGAGACAGTCCCAGCGCATTCAGTGCTGCATTATTCTGCGGCACAGATATACCGTCACGAAACCGGGACGCATACACTATCCCCGCCGGTCCATAAAACGAAGCCATACACTCAATCGTTTCATGCCGCCAGAGCTGAGAGCCATCATCGGTCTGTCTGGTGAATGCCGGACTGTCATCACCTGACCATCCGATAACCCCAAACGCACACCAGTTCGTTTCAACCGGTAGCAGTGGCGGCTGCTCTTTCTGCCAGCGCGGGCGAACCATCCCGGCAGACAGACCGGAAACGTTACGCATCCACTGGCTTAACAGCCTGTCGAGCGCTTCGTCATAATCCGGATCGCCACTGGTTGGTATTAACCATCCGCGCTCTGTACTGGTGTTATTGCTCAAGCGGAGTTCCCCCATCAAACGGCATCAACTCACAATGCGCCTGAACGAATCCGGCCCCATAAGCTGTATACGGGTCGACGAAGGTCACACGATAATCACGGCCCTGATACGTCACGATATCGGCATCACGGCCAGTCTGTCCCTGCGTCAGTCGCTCAGTCGTCATAATCAGAATTGCACCACTGATTACCTGCCCGGCCTGCATACGACGGTTTTCCAGAGAGCGATCAACAGTAACGACTCCGGCAAACTGCTTTTTAACTTCGCTGTCGCTGCCGATCCCGTCCTCATCCACCGTTTGCACTCGGCGTGTTACCCACAAATTGAAGTCGCAAAAATCGGGGTCAAAAAGCACATCTGTTACATCAAGAGTCGGCATCTTTATCCCTCACAACATGGGTAATCGCTCTGCGATATTGCCCGGTGTCAATTAATGGTTTCGCCAGATCGGTTCCGGGAGATTCGCCAGCAACACGCCGGGCAAGTTCCAGTGTTGCCCCCTTGCGCCCCCGACGAGCCCGGGCTTCAACAGTGCTGTCAGCAAGCGGCGTAAAGCCGGTAATGGTCATGTAACGCCTGACGCCATTAGCGGCCAGCGTTCCGGCACGGTTGAGTGCGCGTTCTGCTCCCGCAGCATTACCATCAAGAGCAGCCTGCGCCGCGGCTTTGAGCTGCGGCACCGTCTGCTCTTCTGCCGATTTAACGCCGGGGACCAGGTGAGGTCGTGGCGGGATGTTCTGCTCTGGTGAGCCGTATTCGTTGAGGTAACCGATGCCCGCATTACCAAACGGAACATCATCCCGCCCGCTGTCTTCCGAAGGGATGCCGACCAGCACATCTTTTTTGGTTAACGACCTGAGCGCATCCAGAATGGCCTTAGCGTTATCCACCCTCGTTGTTACACCGCTTTTGAAACTCATAGCTGGCGACCACCTGCACCGAACATCGTGATCAACTGATAAAATTCAGCGCCATATCGGGTGTTATTCCAGAAACCTGCATCAGGATTCAGCGTCGCGCTGGTGTCATAGCTGACGCTTACCTTGTCAACGGACTTTGAGGACTGAACACCATTGGTTGAACCGCCCGGACCACCAGCCAGCATCGCTCTGCTGTCTGCCGCCCAGAGCGTCATGTAGTGCGCAACGAACAACCCGGCAAAGTACGGAAACAACTTTTTGCCGGTGACGTTTTCGGTCAGCAGTTCATCGGCCAGATTCAGACGGAACCCGATTTGGGCGTCGGGATATTTTGCCGGGTCAGCAAACTGCGGGAAGTCGCGTCGAAAATCACTTACCGCTGGCAGACTTTGATTCTTTGACATCTTTAGCCCCATTACCGCCAGCCCGGGCGGCAGTAATTTGCGCCTGCAGGCTGTCGTTCTGCTCCTGCAGTTTGAGCAATGCATCTTTCAGATCGGCAATCAGCTTATCTTTGTCGGCAATCTGCGCTTGCAGGCCGTCGATAATGGGTTGCAGATCATCGGTGTCGCTAATCACGCTTTCGGAAAGCTCAGAGTGCGCCTGGGTGAACCAGTGCGACGCGACTTCTTCCGGTACGTTATGTCGTCCCCGGCCAAACTCCTGTTTTGACTGATCGCCGAGCGTCAGCGTAAACGGGGTGTGAACATGGATGGTAACCAGCTTTTCTTTCGCCATTTCAGTTTCCTTCAGTTTCCTTCAGGCCCCTTTCGGGGCCATTCTGGTTATCAGATACCGTCCACATAGGACAGAGTTTCTTTATACACTGGCTCAACCGCACCCAGCTTGCCGTAGTAAGTGACGATCTGATACAGACCGCGATACTGCACCGGCACGCTCTGAAGCGGAACCAGCGGGTAGCGGACGTATTTTTTATCGTTGGTGTACGCAACCATGCGATCCTTTTTCCCCACACCACGGCCTTTCAGCCATTTAACCGCGCGGATATTCAGCGGAACACCGTTCTGGTGATAGCTGATGGTGTTGGTCTGAAGATACGTCAACAGGGACTGGTTACCCGCAGATGAAACGATGATGCTGGACAACAGAGCAAACTGCTCAGGCGGGATCAGCAAATCACGCGGAACCACAGAGTAACCGGAAGCGGCCCACGCATCAGACAGCACCTGGTTAATGCTTGCGCGGATTTCGTCCGGTGTTGAAGTTGCCCACGTTTTGGCAGCGTTGTTGACAGGCACGCCGTCCAGGGTAACAAGACCTTTCAGGTTTAATGCGGAATCGCCAACATATACCTGTTCATCGTTATCCATCTGCCATTTCAGTTGCATCCCGTCATACTTCTGCGTATCAATCGGGCGGCCGACCTGCTGAGCAGCCTGCAATTCTATGACCGTCCAGCCAAGTTCCATCCCCCACAGGTTCAGCGGGTTACCGGATTTGCCGATATCCACGTTCACGCCAGCAATAGCGGTTGAGTCTTTGCCTACCCAGTTTTTGCCATTCGGATTTGCACCAGTACCCGCAGCGGCGAAGCTGGTATTCGTCCAGCTGGAAATGTCATCTGCGATAGAGACATCTTCACGCAGTTGAATATCGCGGGTCCAGGTGTACCCCACCAGTGGCAGGTTCAGCGTCTGGTCGAGTCGCTCCAGCTCCCCGATGAGAAAGGCACCAGAGCTGTCAACGGTTGCCTGATCAAAAGTAATCATTCGTCTGTTCCTTAAATCTTCCAGGAAATTTCTGCATTGCCGTCAGCATCACCGGCACCTGTGAATTCAGCGTTGGTCAGCACCACATTTTTGCCACTGACTGACGTGGACATGAATCCACCCAGCGGCACTTTGATGGATTCATCAGTGGAGACGACAACGTATACCGGGTCGCCTTTTTTGATGGTGCTGGCATCAAAATCAGAACCGAGATTAACAGTCACGTAGCCACGCTTCATGGCGTCGCCCGGGAAGTTCTTGCCTGTTCCCACCTGGCGAACCATGTCCGGCTGCGACGTGGTCGGATAAGGGCGCACGTAGATCCCCTTCACCTTGTCTGCGGTATCACCATCTGCCAGCGGCACGAAAAAACCGTCATCATCGTATTTACCAGCCAGGCCATAGGCAGCGAAGGCGTTATCGGATTTAAGGACCACCGGTTCGACGGTTAAGTCCTGCGGGCGAGAGACAGCCCCGGCAATGCCAACAGGCATCCGGTACAGAAATACATTATTCATTTTTTACCCTTTACGGTTTGCCCAGAATTCAGCGTTTTGTTTGTTCAGGGAAGCGATACTGGTCATGCCCATGTTTAGGCGCTGTGCATCGCCGGTGGTGGCGCGGGTGTTTCGCCCTTTGGCAATCTCAGACACGGCATTAAACGCCATGTCGACCGATTGTTTCGGCAATTTGCGGATATCTGCATCACCGACGATCTGGCGAACCAGCGTTTTATCTGCGGAAGCCAGAACCTCGCGTTTGAACTCGGTCGGTTTCATCTTACGGCTCAGATCGATACCCGGAACGATAACTTCGGCACGCCAGGCTGAGTCACCAGTAATCGTGGTTTCCTCTTCATCGTCCTCGCCGTCACCGGTCGGATTATCGTCAGGCTTATTATCGTTATCGCCCGTGGCATTTCCTTCCAGCTTAGCCAGCAGGGCTTTCAGTAATGTTTTGAGGTCATCATCACTGTCGCCGGTTGGACCTCCGCCCATCTCTGGTGCTTTGTCCGGTAGCGGTTGCTGCGGGGACAGGTTGATGTTGAGATTAACGCCCTGCGGCAAATCCCCCTCATCTCCTGTAACCGATGCGGGAGCCGACTCCACCAGTTCGTTCATGGTGTCAGCGTCACCCGTTTTGATGGCCGTGCGCATGCGGGTCCACCAGCTTTTCTTTTGATTTGCCATTGTGTCTCTGTCTCCAATTGCACAACGATTTCCGGCTCTGCCTTTAGGGACAAGAGCCACATGGTTTCCGGTAATATCGACCTGCTCGGCTTTACCTGGCTCGGTCTGCTCATACTCCGCGTCATAGCCGCACGACACTTCACGCAGGCCATCTTCGATAAGCTGAATGGCGCTTTCGTCTTTGACGATAAGGTCAGCCAGCATCAAATCAGACTGCCCACCCGTCCCGCGCCGGACATTCTGGAGGTGCCCGACAGCAAGCTCTTTCCAGTTCTCTGGATTCACCAGCCGCACATCCCCGTTTTCATCCTCGGGATGCAACACCGTGATACTCATTCCTTCGAATGAGGCAAGCGTGGCGGGATGGAATACCTGCTCAGGAGAACGCGTGACGACTATTTCACCGAACTTATCGGGTTTCAGTTTTGGCAGGTCATCAGCACCATAGAGCTGCTTACCTGTTCGTCCTATCGGCACGTCTTTGCACAGCAACGAGCCGTCAGCCAGCTGATAGCGGGTTTCCCCCAGCCGGGTATTGAAAAAATATTTCATGTGTTACCTGCGATTCAGGCGGGATAAGAATGGGAGGTGGGAAAAACGATTTCTTTATAACAGCGACAATTCGGGAACTCGCCAGCGTGACCTGTCATGCCATCAAGCGTTGGAGGTTTGCCCCATTCGACAAATTTACCTTCCATTTCCCGATGAGAATGCCTGACGTCACCATCTTCGGCTGTACGCCAGATATAACCATTCGAACCAATTGACAGCGCACGCGCCTGATCCAGCGCGCCGGTTGCACGTCCAAGTTCAGTACGGGCAATCAGGTCAGCTCTGGACTTTGCTATATCACCCGATGCAGCTATTTCTTTAGCAAAATGTTCCGCTCTCCCACCGGTCACAACAGCTTCAATCGCCCGATTCTGGATGTCGTACACCCTGTCAGCCGCCTCGAGGGGTAGCGATTTAATGTACTTAACCTGTTCGGCAACGATGGATTTCATCACCTGCCCTGGAGGGGCACTGTTTACCAGATTGCGTAGCTCACGGCTGATGGTTTTGCTGTGTTTACGCCACTGCTCATCATTCTTGCGCACAATGTCGGCGGTAAAGTTTTCCGCGACCTTTATCGCCCAGGGGGTGATGATTTCACTGTAGCGTTCCAGCGCCTCAATAATTTCCGTGATACTGTCATTTGAACCATCGTAGTGACCATTTACGATGTCCCCGACCGCCCGCGCTATCCTGCGTAGGCTGGTTCGATACCGGATTTCCGCCTGACGGTTCCTGCGGTTCGTCATCAGGTTCGCCGATGCCGGGCGGCGCTTCGTCTTCGGCATTCTCTATGTCCTCGTCGGTAATGGATGCCCCGATGCCGGTTACGTCAGAATTTTCGCGCAAATCAGTCATAGCGGCTTTCAGTGTCATCAGACCATCACCCAGCGCTGTACTGATTGCGTTGGTGGTATTTAACGCCACCGTTGAACGATCGACATCAGACATTTGCCAGAGCGGGTTAAACTCAAACGTGAAATCGTCCGGCAGCGGCTTGCCAAGCTCCGAACGATGCATGATGTCCAGTATCCGCCGCACCGGAAGACGTAAACGCCTCTCCTGCAATGAGCTTACCCGGTCGTAATAGTTGGCAAGGTCTGCATCACCGGTAGAAAATCCTTTCGGGGACTGTCCGAACAACCTCACCAGTGGGATACCAACAGCGCCACTAATCTGTTCTGCAAACTGCGAAAGGATGTCATCCAGACCACTGAAGCTGTACTGATGGGTTTCAAACTTATCCCGCGAGTCCATGAGCGTCATGCCTTCATTACTCTGGAACTGTCGAATCAGGTCGATATTCTTCAGCAACGCTTCATACGCAGGACCACCAAGTGCGATAAGCTCACGTAGCTTCTCCACGCTGTAGGTACGTAGATGAGCCTTGTAGACCAGCTGCGCCGCGCCGACAGTAGCGCTGTCGAACGCGGTAAGACGATCCCAGATACGCTCTACAACCGACATTCCCCATTCGTTCTCGGTCATCTTCTGCTGAAATGGCAGCGTGACGCCATCAAAGCGAATCAGTCGACTGTGATGAATGCGCCAGGCAGGAATTCCCGTTGCTGTGGTCACCACATCGTAAAACTCAGGTTTACCCAGGTCCGGCCCCATATCTTTAATGCGGCGGGTCAGTACCGGGTCGATCATCCAGCGGTCGAGCGGGAGAATCCCCTTAAACTTGCCCTTACCGATGGTTTCGGGTCGCAGCGGGGTCATTGGTGCCTGCCCCTCAATCATGATGAAACCCACCGCGCCGCCGTAGAGGCGCGACCATTTCAGCACGTCATTCAGCGCATCCCAGATTTGCAACTCATCCAGTTGTGATTCGAGAATGCCACGATCTTTTGCATCAATTTCCGAAGTGATGCGAATGCCTTTGCGGGTCATATCATCCGGGATAGCATCGACTGCTTCGCCGATGATCCAGGACGAACGATAGGACCATTCCACCAGCATGCGGTTACGACTGGTGAAATTAGCCCGGTAGGTGGATGCTGAGTGCTGGTTAGGTGTCTGCATCCCTACGCGGGCAATAAAATTCTCATAACCATCAGCTGTGGCCTGCGCAGTTCGCCGCAGGGCTTGTTTGTTTCGTGCCATCAGGCCTGTCTCCCCAGCTGTTCCCAGATATCCAGCGATGTATCAATTGGCGCGAAGGCCATAATGAATGCGTCAGCAACGTTTGGTGACGGTATCTCGCGTTTTGCGAGGTCTTTTTTACTTTCGACCATCACACGTCCGTTACGGTCAAAATCGCGATGAGGTGTTGTCAGTTCCAGTTTCAGCTTTTCAAGCAACGGACAACGAGAATCTATGCTGATCAGCTCATCCACAGGATACTGTTCTCCGTTGTTAATGGCGTTAAACGTATTTCTGAAACGGTCAGCCACCAGCCACCATGCCTGAGCCTTAAGATTTGCGAAAAAGTCTTTGTTGGGGATGCCGTTGTATTCGTCATCTGGCTCATGCACACCAGCACCGGCGTTAAACCTCTGGTAATTCACACGTCTCGCGTATGCATTCTCGCTCTTCCGGTCAGCGTTAATTTCAGAGAATTTAGCACCGGCAGACGCACCAACACCGATAGAGTCGTAAACAATATCTGCTTCACGCTCCAGCGCCGCCTGATAAGTACGCTGGCAGCTCTTCAGTAATTCATCTTCTTTGGCCTTCCATTCGTCGGCCCAGAAAACAACGGATCCGTGACGGTAAACGTTAGCGCACTTATCTGTACCACTGTCAGCCACGTCAAAGCCAATACGCTTTCTTCCACTGGGTTCGAAATTTAACGTTTTGTGCGCATCCACTGCGGCTTCTATCCAGGACAGTTTGATGATTGCCGCATCATCATCAGACTCCGGAACGCCCTCATACACATGTTTAAAACCATCCGGATCACGACGTCGCGCCGCGTCGATAACCTTAAGCATGGTGTCAGACAGAAACGGATTTTCGTCATAGTTAATTTTGCGGATGAGAGTGCCTTCAGGCGGATCAACAACAAAGTTGCGCCAGACAAAATCAGTAACAAGTCCGGGGTTGAATATGAACCAGCATTCCGAACCCTCTTTACGGATCGTTGGCTCCAGAATTTTCCACTGGTATTCCGTCAGTGCGTGGGCTTCTTCCAGCCACAACACATCGATCCCCTCCAGTGACTTAATTTCTTCGATGTTGCGCCATAATCCATAAAAAACAAATTCCGAGCCAGTAACCCGGTTAATGATTTTGTTGTTCAGAATACGGAAACGGTGCCGCAGGCCAAACCTGTCTATCTGAATTTTGAGCAGGGTATACACCGACTCTTCGATTTTGTTCTGGATCTGACGGGCACAACAAAAACGCAGGGTGTATTTATTCGACAGAAATATGGCAATGCCAGCGGCATCCCATGATTTTGACGATGACCGGCCACCATAAAGCACTTTGTTACGTGCCCGCGTAGTCCAGAAACTACGTAAAGCCGGATTAAGCGTCGGTTTGGATGTCAGAGTAGAAGTCATTGAGGTCACGCTCTCCATTGCCATCATCAATACCTGCATCACGGCGAAGACGATCAGCCTCCAGAGACACCTTATCAGTGGCGGCCTTGCGGTAGGCTGTATCAGCAAATATTTTTCCTACCGTCGCAAGCGTGCCAACGATGGACTCAATACGAACTGTATTGCGCATCATTGCTTTCTCGGCGGCGCTGATATTTTCCATCAGCATCTTCCTTTCCTGGTCCCCATTAGCATCTTCCAGCGACACCAGCCACCGACCAATATTCTCTGCAGCGACAAGGTTGTTAGCACGAAGGCGAAATAATTCGTCCTCGAGCGTCAACGCTTTAGCGTCCTCTATCACCTCATCTTTGAGCAGAAGGCGACGGGCATAACCACCGTGTTTTAATGCCTGCTGGTTACCGGGTTGGAATGGGTTAGTCGGGGGATCGGTACGCATTCCGCGTATCGGTTTCGTATCCGGTGTAGGTTCTGTTTTTGTTTGCGTACCTTTTTGTGTAAGGCCAGTAATGGCAGGCTTTCTGCTGGTACGCACTTTTCTTTTTTGCGTACCATTTTTGCAAACCTGCGTACCGCCACTGCGTACCCAACCAAGCTTTTTAGCCCTCTTCCTGATAGCCCCTTCTGTTACGCCGTATTTCTCACCTATATCACGGAGGCTAAGGACTCCGGCCCGGTATGCCGATTCGATGGCCTCCCAGTCCGGTTTTGCCATGAATTTTTCCTCTTAGTGACATTATCGCAGCCCCTCACTGAAGGGCTGCTGTAATGCCTTAACCCAGTTTCGCTCGCACCAGAGCATCTTTTGCTTCAAGCAATTTACGTAACCCAGCCGACTTTTCCGGACCGTCTGGCAAAGATTCATCCATTACTCTTGCCAGATCACCAATTGGCTTACTCACTTCCTTTAACGAAGTCGGAAGATGCTCATAATTGAAATATTTCATAATTGGCGATTCCATCATTTCTCCTTAGTAAAACAATTATCAGGCGATCAGTTCTGCATACACTGCCGGACACCGTCGACAATTTCACAGACCTGAGAAGCGGTATCGAAAAGCTGGCGCGCCTTATCCAGGCTGACGCATCCCACCAATAAAAAAGGCGCTAATATCGCTACCAGTGCCCATTTCGCCGCCGTTCGTGGCATTCTGTGTGTCCAGTGCTTCCGCTTCATCTCGCTATCCACCAATCAACCCGGATAAGCCCAATACTCGCCAGGCAGTGGAAATGAAAATAGCAACCAACATTGCTGAAAATGAAAGGCCAACAACCACACAAAGAATCCGCGCCAGTTTTATGATGCTGTCTGACATATTTACCCCCGCCCCACTTACGATTTCACCGCAATGACCAGTTTTGCCAGCCCATACAGCATCGGAGACACAGCGATACCAACCGCCACCCACTTAATGGCAAAAGCCACCGCTCTGCTGATGTCATCAGTTACAGGCGCTTTCAATTCAAGGCCGTTTTTCATAGTCAACCTCAACAGAATTAGTTTATAATTCGTCATGTTTTCCTTTGTCTTACCCAAGGCCAGAAACAGAAAACCCCGGACTGTTACCGCAGCCGGGGTTTTTGCTTTTTGCCATCTGACGCCATTACCCTGACTTTTGCCCATCGTAAATTCAGAATAGAGCCGAAATAAGTTGAGGGTGTTCAGCACTTCAGCGTCAGTTTTTAAACTGCCACGCGCTCTTTCATCCAGCCGTAGACAAACGACTCGTTGGCCTCCCGTCTCTCTGCCAGCTCCAGATAGCGCTCACCCTGCGTACAGTTCAGTGCGGTCAGCATTACCCGTTCGCCATCCCTGCCGCGATTTTTCAGATATGCCCGTAACGCATTAATAGTTCGTGGGCCGATACGTCCATCTGCATCCATATCCGGATACAGTTTCCCGCGCAGGTTGAAAACGTTCAGCCAGCGTTGAAACATTCTGGACGCCACGGCTGGTCCCATGTTCACGCCCGTGTCGCACAGCTCTGCGGCAATATCCGGCGACAGGTTAGCAATCTGGTCGAATCGTGGGCCGTACCAGTAATCCGCCTCGAGTATTTCCAGCGCCTGCCCGCGCGTCAGGTCACGCATATCACCCTGATATCCGTGCGCACGGGCGACTTTTTCCGTAATGCCCCATTTGGTCGGCCCACCTTTATCATCCGGATGGTTGACGTAGCCGCCCTCTTTACCCAGAACGGCATCAAAAATCTCGTCTTTTGTCATGATATTTTCCTGTTAATTCTTCCTGCTGTTTACCAGTCGAGATATATTTCCCCTGGCACCCCATACAGTCACCAGCAGTGCGATATTGATAACGGTTTCGGGTATGCTTGGATGACGATAGACCCCGGTCAGAATCAAGATGGTTACCGAGCCGCAGGCAACCATCAGCAACCAGGCGCAAAAAGAGGACTTCCAGCAGTAATTTGCGCCACTTCGTTGATAAGCAAGAAGGACGAGAACAATCAGGGCGCAGGTGAACGCATTCAGCGTAAGAATAAAATTACTTACCCCCATCGCCTCCTCTCCCTTTAGGCCAGAACCGACCAAATAATGATGACGGCTCATTCCCCAACAGCATTAACAAGCGGACCGATACCGCAGACGCCACCAGCGCACCAACCGAACGACTGGCTGAAATGCTTTCCGGTGTAAGCAAAGTGATAACCGAAGACGAGAAGGGCGCGGCGACGATTCCCGCCATCAGTGACGCGATAAAAAGCAGCAATTTTCCCCAGACCGGGTATTCGCGCGCCGACATAACAAAAATAATGGAACCTGCAAAAGCCCCGATTAATACGCCTGGCTCAATCCAGTCGAACAGGCCGACAACGGTTACCCCGCCAACAGCCAGCCCGGCCTGTGTCGTGCCGGATACTGGTTCTGCCATAACATCTCCTGTAAATAAAAAAGGGCCACCAGCGGCCCGTAAAAAACACCCCGTCAAAAGCACCGGCATTCGCAGATGCCTTTTGTGTGGTGTTATTCAGATTTGCGCCGGGCGTGGCGCGGATATGAAAAAGGCCCGCCGTAGCGAGCCTCAGAAAGAACAAAACCCGCTCAATGGCGGGTTCTGGTAAAGTTCATGCGCTTGATTCGCCTCGCGATACAGCTTTGCGAAGCTTGCCGGAATTGAAGCAGTTTATGCGTAAAAAATCAAGCTATTTTTTGAGCAAATGATTCCCGCATGGGAATATACAGGGCATATTCAGCAACGGCTAACCAATTAGCAATTCGCTTTTCGCATGTGCTAAAACACCACTCAGGATGTGCATCATTCAGCAATTCAGCCATTTTACGCTTACTCATCCCCCGCCCTTCATATCTTTGTCGGAGGATAAAAATCAATCCAGGATGCTCTGCCAGCACTTCACTAATCACCCGATCAATGCATAACGCCTCTGCATCAGTACAATGCACCAGCCAGCTTTTTTGCTTGCCGTTGATCATATCCCGCAAAAAAGCCTCAAGTTCAGGTTTGTCCAGACCTGCTTTTTTCATCCTCCGGAGCGCCTCGTTAATTGCCGTTTTTGTCAGCTTTTTAGAGGTCAGCAACTGGTTGAACATATTTCCCGTCTTACCGCCGCCAATATACGACCAGCGCCCCCACATGCGCAGTTTCCCCTGAATCCAGACACTTTCCAGCGTGGTGAGACGAAGGTGTTCTCCGCTTTTTCCTGTATTCGTTGGGTAAATCATAAATATCCCTCCTTTCTCCAGATTTCTTGTGTGCGAAAAACACCTTCTGCATGCATCAGGCGTAATTCTTCTTTGGTGTAATCGCTGGTTTTTACCCGCCCGTCGATTAAATCGTGGCACGAGCTACAGGCAATCGCTGCCTGCATATCGTGTGGCTTTATCGCTGTTCCGCACGTTCCCGCCAGTCGGTAATGCGCCAGTACAGACGTTTCGGGATTGTGATTGCAGTAGCCAGGGATTCTGACCTGGCACATCTGGCCCCGCGCCGCTTTACGTAAATCCACCATTACGCAAACTCCAGCAGCTGCGCGGCCACATTTTCGACCTGTTCCGGAGAGGAAAATTTACGGAACAGGATCCAGTTCCACAGCACATTCAGTACAGATTTATAAACCTGCTGAAACTCGGTTTCGTCCATATTCGCAAACGCGATGGATTTCGCCCGACGCCCTCGGCTACCGTCCGGATAAAAATGCTCGGTGTAAAATCCGGCCTGAATGGTTACCCACTCGCGGAAAGCCTCAAACGACTTTAGCAATGCCGTATCCCGGATTCTGCGTGTCGCAACTGTATTCAGATATTGCTCTGCGGCTTCGCTCAGGGCTGGCGTATGTTCCCTGCCTACCGAGTCACACAGGTAATCAACGAAACCTGACACCAGTGTTCGTTCGCGAGGCGTGATCGCCCCACCGACCGGAGTCCAGTAATCGAATCCGAGTTGCAGAAGTTTGAAAAAACGCTTATGGAATGCGTAGTTACGCACACGCTTAAAGTCTGCGTGTATCCACTCACCTATTTTGATTTGATGCAGAAAATCGCAACTCTCCGGCGTCGCCGGGAGAAGTAAACCAGAAGAAGTTTGTTTGACCAGTTGTAAATGCACCACTACTACCTCGTAATGGTGCGACAGGTGCCAGGTGTTCAGGCTGGCATTACCAGTATAATTTAGTCTTCTTTGATACAGAAGTGACTTGCAGAATCTGCATGTGATTCTTTGCTAATTAGAATAGCATCTGGCGGTAATGGCGTTACAATAAACTCACCGCTTTCGAGGGTTATCACTTCGTAGTGACCTGGTAAAGAAAGCGCAATAATCAATTCCTTATCATTCATAGTAAAAATCCTGTGGACTTTAAACATCTCCCCAAAGAGGAGTCCATCCCTCTTATCCCTGCGCGCTACTTAAGTGAATCGATTCTAGTCAGGCATACCCGCTTATCAACAAACGAAGGTCGGTTTAATTGGCGAATCGGCTAAAACTTGATCTGTTAAAGTAAAAAACCCGCCGAAGCGGGTTAAGTGCGGGTGCGTTGAGGATGCCTGACACATCAGAGGTGGCGAGGGATTCCTCCCCCGCCGGGTCTCTTACTCCTCAGGTT